TAGAAGCACCATAAACTGGTTTAACTTCAACTGAAGAACCATCTGCTAGTTTTAATGTAGAGATGTTCATCTCTTGCATCATGGTAGGTATAACCTCACCAGAAACTAGTTCAATATGTCTCTTCAGTTCTTTTAATTCTTTTTCTTTTTGTACAAGATCGTCTTCTAATTTTTTTAGTTTGACGACTTGATCTGACAATGACTTTGCATCATTAACAGAATTTAGATCTTCTCTTTGATCTGCCTCAAAATTTATATCACTCATCTATCTTTCCTTTCTCGTATAAATTAATTTTAATAGGATAATACTTTCTTTCTTGTCTATCCCATTTGAGTAAATTGTATTTTCCATTAGTAATATCAGATACGATAGAACATGCAACACCAATTATTGCAGGATCACCTGTAAGTAGTAAATAATCTTTATTATTAAAATGTCTTAACCCATGTCTTAATTTATATATTAAAGGACCCGGAGAAAAAATCATTTGTGAAAGTTCTGGTAATAAAAATTTAAATCTACCATACTCCGCAGCACCCATAATATTAATTTTTGGATTGCCTGAACGTGTGCCTGGTATTTCTTGAATGACATATACAGTTGCTGCATAATCATTTTTTAAACTTTCATATTTATTACTTTCTGACATTGACAAATCATATAACGTCCTATATATAAATGTCAATACAGAAAGAATAAATATTATGAATTATAAATTTAAGACTAAGCCATATGCGCATCAATTAAAAGCGTTAGAAATGTCGTGGGAAAGACCTTTCTTTGCTTACTTCATGGAGATGGGTACCGGTAAATCTAAGGTATTAATAGATAATATATCCATGCTTTATGACAATGGTAAGATCAATGGTGTCCTAATTGTGGCACCAAAAGGTGTGGTAAAAAATTGGCACGAGGGTGAGATACCCACACATTTAGTAGATCATATAGAATATAAAAATGTTTTGTGGCAGTCATTGATTAATGCAAAACAACAAAAAAAATTAAATACATTGTTTGAAACAGGTGAAGATCTACATATACTAGTTATGAATGTAGAAGCTTTGTCTACTAAAAAAGGTGTAGCTTTTGCAGAAAAATTTTTAAACTCTCATAGAGCTATGATGGCCATTGATGAGTCTACTACAATAAAAAATCCGAATGCAAAACGTACAAAAAATATTGTAGGTGTTGGTAAACTTGCGACTTACAGAAGAATACTTACTGGATCACCTGTAACTAAATCACCGTTAGACTTATATAAACAATGTGAGTTTTTAGAAGATGAACTATTAGGGTTTAATTCTTACTATGCATTTAGAACTAGATATGCTGTTATGAGAACAGCAAACTTTAGTGGTAGATCTGTGCAGATTGTGGTTGGTTATAGAAATTTAGATGAGCTGTCAGAAAAACTAAAAGCGTTTTCTTATCGTGTATTAAAAGATGAGTGTTTAGATCTACCAAAGAAAACATTCATGAAGAGAGAAGTTATGTTAACAGAAGAACAAGCTAAAGCATACTTACAAATGCAAAAACTAGCTCACGCTCAAATGAATGGCAAAATGATGTCCACAGCCACAGTGTTGACTCAGCTTATGAGATTACAACAGATAACTTGTGGCCACTTCACAGCTGATGATGGCACTATACAAGAAATGCCAAACAATAGAATAGGTGAACTATTAGATTTATTATATGAAGTTGAGGGTAAAGTTGTTATTTGGGCTCAGTTCCAAAGAGATGTGCATAATATTATAAATGCATTAGCTAAAGAATATGGTGAGGGCACCTTTGTAGATTACTACGGTCTTACACCACAAGATAAAAGACAAGAGAATATTAAAAAATTTCAGGACCCCGATTCTGGAGTCCGGTTTTTTGTAGGCACAACACAGACTGGTGGTTATGGTATTACACTCACAGCTGCTAGTACAATGGTGTATTATTCTAATGGTTACGATCTAGAAAAAAGACAACAATCAGAAGCTAGAATAGATCGTATAGGCCAAGAAAAACCTATGACATACATAGATATTATATGTGAGAATACTGTTGATACTCGTATTGTAAAAGCTTTGCGTAAAAAAGTAGATATAGCTACTCAAATAATGGGAGAGGAGTTAAAAGAATGGATCTAAGACCTGGTGTTATTATAAGATTTGGATTGTGGGTTAGTCTTGTTTTATGTTTAATTTGGTTTCTTTAAACTATATCTCTAGCTGACCCAAGTATGGGTTTGTATTTTGTTTTACCCTCAGATCTATATGCATGTAAGAAAGATGCACGTCTGCCTTCAGGTATCCAGCTGCAGTGAATCCAGCCCGAGTTGGGTTCGCCGGGAGTGTAGAACTCAAGGATCAATTGATCCGGCTCGAGGTTATTTTTAATCCAATCAAAAAGTTCAGCGTTGTCTACGCCAACACATTCGAAGTCTGCGGCCTCAGCCTTGGCATGCTGTGAATTTGCAGAGCTACCGATAGCTAGACATAACTCACTGCTACGAAAACCGCTCGTTATTTTTACCCTGCCAAAATGATCACGTATCGGCTGCAAAATATTTTCACATAACTCTTTTAATTTTTCTATCTGTTCTGCGTTAGGGTTATTGTTAATGCCCTTACGTATAGCAGTGTCGCTTTTAATAAGCTCTGAGAGAGTGAAGTTCCGTGTAAGATTCATAGTTTTCCTCGTAATTCTTTTAAATATTTTTCGTTTTCTTCTTCTTCGATTTGTTCTGGAGTTTTATTTAATTTATTTATTACATAGTATACAGACACAGCACCTATAAGCACACAGGTCATACCATAAAAAAACATTGCGATACCAAATCCAACTGTCATTATTTCATATAGTTCATGATTAAAGCTAGAATGAGTGAGCCCATTCCACCTACAATCATGTATTCTATTCTTCTAATACGTTCTTTCATTTCTTTTATTTGTTCGAACGTTTGCTTTTGCATTATTCTGCAAAGCTTTTCATGATCTTCTATTTTTTGTAATGCTGATCTTTTAGCCATAATTATCCCTGTGGAAACAATATTTGCAGTTTTTGCGCCGTTGTCAAGTTAGAAAAAGACCCAGCTGCACCTGGATTATTAATAATATTTGAGTCAATACCAGGTAGATTTAACGATGTTGGTGTTGCAGGTGTGTTCTGCGTAATAGGTAATAATGGGTTTTCTATAAATGGAAAATTAGGTTCCTCTAAAGATATTCCTCTCATTATATTTTGAATAGATGATATCGCACTTTGTGCATCATCTAATGGACTTGTCGTGCCGATTGCAGCAGCGTTATCTCTAAATGCTCTTCTTATATCTGGAGAAATATTTATTGGTCTAAATATATTTCTGTCAATTGTATTAACTTCTATTCCAGATAATCTATCAACTGCAGTCCTAAATTCAGAGTTGCTTATATTTAAAACTCTAGCTGCATCTATGTCTTTTTTAAAATCTTTTCTTACATTAAACAAAGATCTGTTTGCATTTATATATGCATCTACTACATCTCTTGGTTCAATTGGTCCACCACGTAAAGCTTCTCTAGTAAATAACGATCTTGATTCCCTTACACCTCTTTGGTAATCAGCTACTTTAAAATTAATTGCTCTACCTGGGTTTACATTCACAGCTCTAAAACCAAACAGCCCTGCAAACTCATCACCAAATTCAAACGTCTGTCCATATTTATCAAACTTACCTTTTGTAATTACATCTACAGATTCAATAGATCTATCTAATCTTTTTAATTGTTCAAAAGAAAACGGCATTTGAGCTTTAACTAAGTGACCCATAATTTTATATGCTTTATCACCAGACGTATCTTGCGGATTAAATACTTGGAAACCGTCTCGAGTTCTACCACCTCTAGCTAAAATATCCACCACTGCTTCTGTCCAAATAGATTCTGATATAAATGGTTGTGCAAATTCTGACATGGATGAAAATGTACCTGCAATAAAATCGTCCATCATACCATCTTGATCTGTTCTACCATCAGCTACTTGATTTATAATAGTTTGCACAGGTCTTAATAAAGTATCGTACGCATTAGCATGACTAAAATCTACGTATGAAAAAGATCCATCTTTGTTTTTTATTGGCAGTAGTGTTGAGTTTTTTGACCATTGAGCAACATATCTTCTTATGGCTTCTCTCTCTTCATCAGTTACATCGTAGATTGCTTGAAAAGCTTTTTGTGTTGCATAAGGCACAGCTGCAACTGTAGCACCAAAGCCAAATAATCTTGTATATCCAATACCTTCAAAAGGTTTTATTGTTTTACCATCAGGTGTAACAAACTCTTCATTTATCTCTCTAAGACCACGTCTTACAATATTTGTACCTGTTCTAACAATCTCTGCAGGGAATGATACGAAGTTACCAATAGGAAGTTTTCTTAATGATTTAACAAAATCAGATACATAATCATAGTTTGGTATATTATTTTTTACTATGTCAGCTGCCTCTTGTTTAAAAAATTGTTCGTCTACTACAATGTCAATACCATTTCTTTTTACTGTCATACCCCTAGTCACACCATTGTTTGCAAAGGCTTTTTCTAATCTTGTTTTTTCCATTGCCCATGATGCTATCTTCCAAAAGTCATCTTCAGCGGTGTATAGATCTTGTGATACAGATTTTAATTTTGATAATGGTTTTAATAATAATCTAAGTCCTTTGTCTGATGTCATGGTCTCACCAAAGTTTACATCTTCAAGCAATCTTGTTAGATCTCCCAATCTTACGTTAGAGTTTACAACACCCAATTTTAACAATTCTTCATACAGATCGTTTTGTTGTCTTGTGCCTTTGAGTGGTGTCTGTAATGCTTGGTATGCTGTCTTGATAGCTTGACTATCTGGTATAATACCATTAGCTGTAGCAAACGCACCAGCGGACACAAAGTTTCTAACATGTGTTACTGGTGATAAAATTGTTTTTGCTATCTGTGATAAACCCTTTGGATATAAAATTAAACTTTGATATAGTTGACCCAACATACCTGCTTTGTCAAAAGAAAGTGATGTGCCTTCTAACGCTTTGGCCATACCTGATGTAGTATACAATTCGTTAAGTGGATTTACAGACCCACCTTTAGCTGCAACACTAAGTGTTTTAGCTTGGTCAATTCTTATTTGTTGGTAGTCATCACCAAAAACAAGTCTTGCTTCATCTGCCGTTTTAGCAAACATAGGTTTTTTACCAGCAGCTATAAGTTCATCATTTTTTTTTAACAAGTCTTGAAAGAATAAATTTCTTCTTGTAATCATAGATAGTTTAGCTGTGCCACCTAATATAGTTTGCATAGGGTTAGCTTGTTTGCCTAAAAGTTTTTCAAATACTTTTCTATCTGCTTCTTTAATTGCACCTGCAGATACTAACGCAGATCCTCTAGCTGTTACAACTTCATCTAGTGTAGTTCTGTTTACAAAAAATGCAGGAACTTCAAAGATGGCATCAGATGGTTTATCCATTCTAATACCTTTTGGTAGTCTTGCAGTTTTTAAAACTCTTGTTACAGCCTGTTCTGCTTGAAGATCTGTCATCTCTTCACCTGCTTCTCGTGCACTAGATTTAAATACTTCTTTTGCTTCGTCGATTGCTTCTTTAGTTGGTTTATATCTCACCCATGGAAAGATACTTTGGTTTTGAAATATGTCATATGTAGATCCAATATAGTTTTTAAACTTATTACCGAACAAACTTTTAAATTCTTTAATTTCATTTGATCCTAATGATCGTCCTAATTTAGAAAATAAGTCTGACCACCTAGTTCTAATAGAAGATAAACTAGCTAATATGTCTGCAACAACTTGATCATCTACTTTTAAATCTTTTAATTCTTTTACAAGTGCAGCTTTCTTTGTTTCATCTAATTTACCAAATGTTGCAACACCAAGATCATCTAGTTTAGGATCACCAGATAATAACAAATCATTTATTTTTGTTAACATTTGTTTTCTTTTTGCAGCTTCACCTTGATTTAATACAGTTCGTATAGGTGGAAATACTTTATCTATCGCTTGATCCAGTTCTCTAGATATATTTCTTGCACCTGCAGCATCTGCAGCTCTTTCTCCCACAGAGGTTCTCTCAATATCAAAGAACTCTTGAGTCTTACCGCTCCTTGCTCTGAACCCTGATGCAATTTTATCAATAAATGCATCTAGTTTAGAGTTTGCTACATCTAGTTGTTTGTTTCTATCAGTTAATCTTTTAACAACTTTACCTGTACCACCTATAATACCTGTAAATAATGCACCCTCTACACCAAACTTAACTCTGTTCAATAATTCTCTTGTTGGATCGTCATCAGAAGATCTATCTATTTTAGTTGGTCCACCAACAAAATCTCCAAAGGTACCAATTTTTTCTACATCGCCAACAAATACAGCCTCAGCAACACCACCACCTAAAGCACCTGCAATAAATTTATTTGTCTTACCTTTAGCGTTTAGTTCTGTAGCTTTATCTATGGCTTTTGTAAGATTTGGATTTGTTGTTTTAAAATATTTATTATTTCTACTTGCACGCATTGCATCGTCTGCAAGCTGTGCACCAAGTTTCATACCACGTACAGCAGGTATACCAATATTTACTAATGCCTCTGTAATTTTACCTGCAGCCGTTGCTTCTGCTTTCTCATCAAACTCTGTAAGATCATCAAAGAATGATTCTACTTCTGCTGCGTACCTTGTTCCTGCGCCAAGATCTATAAGAGTTGCACCTAAAGAAAAAAATCCTTTTGGTATACCAATAAGACCAGATGCAACACCGGACAATATTGATTCTATTGTACCTACTTTGTTATTCTTACTGTAAGAAATTGGATTTAAATCTGATGGGAGTGCCATTTATACTCCTATATTATAACGTCAATAACTGTTCCGTCTTCACCAACTTTAAGAATGTTTTTACCAACAACGTAATTACCAGGATTTAGATTACCTTTTCCTGCTTGTTGTAGTTTAAGATTTTTATCGTTTAAATAATCTACAACTGTTAAAGTTGGGTTGTCTTTTAAGAAAGTATTTACCTCTTTAGTGTTGAGTGTGTGTCCAGAAGGTATGTCTACATTTTTTCGTATAGCTAAAGATGCTAGTTCTGGACCTTCAGGAACAATTCCTTGTTTACTTTGTAAATCAACTAATACTTCTTCTAACGATCCGCCCTCTAATTGTCTGTCTAATACTTTTAATTGTTTTTCTTTTACTAATTTATCTAATGTGTTTTTCTCTCTGTTAATGTCTTTATCTATCTCAGCTTTAACAATAGCAGAATCTATCTGTCGTTTGATATCCGCAGACTTGTCTAAATTTTTAGATATTGCATCTATAATTTGAGTTTGTAGGTTACCGGATCTGATAGCACCTTTAAGATCTCCACCCTCTTGCTGTATGATTTTACTTGCATCTATTAATGAATCGTATGCTGCATCTTTTTTCATTTTATCTATACCTAAGATCTTGTAATATCTCTCTCTATTAGCTTGTATCTCTGCATCTCTATCTATTTTAGGTGGATCTTGTGTGCCTTTGTCTTTTTCTGGCACTTTAGTTTTATTTTTTTGTTCTATTTGTTGATTTAACTCAGCTATTTTTTTGTTTTCAAGATATTTATCTTGATCAAAGATGAAATCAGGAACTAAAAGATCTGTTGCTTGTAATGCAGTTGCTTTGGCAACTTTTCCAGCTGTATCTAATATTGTTGGTGTTGCAGTAACTGCACCACTAGCAATAAATGGAGCTGTAACTCCAGTAAAGTATGGGTTTTCTTTTACAAATGCTCCTGCTTTTTCCATAAAAGGAACTTTAGGCATTGTTTGAGATATGTATTTTTGTCTAGTTCCAGTAGTTCCACCTACAACTTGACCCGGTTGCATTCTAAATGTTGGTTTAATTTTGTTAAATATTCTAGGTATAATACCTCTAGTTTGATCCATAATAAATTGACCACCAGGTGCTTTCTGAAGAATTCCTTTTAACAGAGATTTTCTTGGGTCTGCAAAACCTGTTCTATTACCCATAGGTGTACCTACTTGATTACCACCTGCAATAGTTCTATCCTGCATTCCAGTCATGATCCCTTCTTTAATAGGGCCACCGTATCTAAACATTGGTCTATTTAATGGTCTCATTTTTTCCTCTTCATTGCTTTGCCAAACCCACGTTTAGCTATGCCAATTCCTCTAGGTGTAACTCTACCACCATCCTTACCACCAAAACCCATCAAATGTCCTATTACATCTTTTAATAATAATCCCGTGCCAAGACCTTCTGCTCCTTTTACATAAATATTGCCTTGTAATCTTTTTAATTTATCCATTGCTGTGCTTTTCTTTGTCATATATCTTACCTAAATTTCCCGAATAATCCGCCGATACCTAATGCTGTACTTAAAGCTGTAGAGAATGGACTAGGAGTTGCAGGTGCTTGGAATTGTTGTCCTCCTACACCACCAGCAAGACTTGTAATTCCTGATCCAAATCTATCTAATCTTTGGAATGGTTCGTAAGCTGCTGTTTGTAATGCTTGTTGATCAGCTGCTAATTGTGATTGTGTTAATCCTTGTCTAAATGCACCAAGTTGACCTAGGTTAGCTACATCTCCAGCCATATTTTGTCTTTGGAAATCAGATAATCCAAATTGTTGACGAGCTAATCCTGCTTGTGCATTTGCTAATTGTGCTCTTTGAGTTGCTAAATCTTGTTGTTGTCCAAACGCTGTTTGTCTTCTTGCAGCAGCGTCTGCAAAACCTTGTGCTCTTAATTGTGCTTCAAGTCCGGCTCTACCCAATGCAGTGTCTGCCATAAATTGACCCTCTAATGCACCTTGTCTGCCACCACCAAATGCACCAAATTGTGCTGCAGAGTCTGCAATTTGCTGTAGACCACCTGCTCTTGATCTATCAAACTGTCTTAGTGATTCATCAATAACTGCTTGTTGATATGGTGATTGAAAATCTGCGATTGATCCAGCCCCGGTCCCTGCTCCAGCGCCCATGAATTGTCCGAGTCCTGAAATATCTTGTCCAACCTGTCCAAGTGTCTGTGCCCCTTGTGCTATGGCTTGTTGTGCACCTTGTAAAAATGGTTGAAAAGAACCAATACCTTGTGTTGCTAAATTAATAGCTTGTGTCTGTAATGGATCTTCGCCAGCAACAAATTGACGACCCATAAACGCATCTGTTTTAATAGGTACTGCTGTTTGTGCCGTTAACTGTTTGGCAAAATCTTTTCCTGCTTCTTGTAAATAATCTGGTAATGCCATTATACTATCCTATTCTCCAACATTTGTGCTTGATCGAACATTGCTTGTGCAGGATTTTCTTTGCCCTGAGACTCTTCAGATATCATACCACCTGCCTCTAGATTGTCCATCATATTCTGCATAACTTCAGCGCCTTTATCTATGTCACCACCGCCTGCATTTCTTACAGCATCTGCTGTAAATACAAATTCATTTTTGCTAAGTCTAGCTGGCACATCGTCTGCTCTCTCTTCAGCTCCTATTGGTACAAAACCACCTTCTCTATAATCTTTTTCCATACCACCTAGATCCATGATACCGCCCTCTGCTTTTTTACTTAGATTTCTTATCATCATTTCTTCTGAAGATTCATAAGGACCCCTTTCAAATTTAGATGTAGGAATAAACTCATCACTGCCTAATTTAGCACCAGAAGCTTTAATGCCTCCTTCTTGTAATCCTATCATAGCGTCATCAAAATCTTTTATGTAGTAAACACCGTCGTCAAATTCTGCTATGCCTTCGTCTACTAGTTGATCTAAAACTTTTTTTCCTTTTCTGCTTTTAGCAGTAATCATAGTATCCATACTTGGACCTGTATCAATAGCATCATCGTATGACGTTTGTATTTCTACATCATCTGTCATTCTAGATAATTTTGTCATAATATTATTTTTTAAATTTTTTATAGCACTACCTGCTTTTTGTAATATACCACCACCAACTCTATACCCTTCTCTTGGTATGTCAGCTAATCCACCATCAGCAGCAAAAAAAGAATCCTGTACAAATCTTTGTTGTGGCATAAAAAATAAACCAGAATCTGCACGAGAGGCAGGGTTTCTATAAAACTCTCTAGCTTGGTTTCTAATGTTGGCTACCATTGGCTGTACTCCTGAAACATCTACACCTTCATCAATCTCTTCTTCACCACCACCCATTAAAAATGGTGCAGCTATCCCTGCAGCACCTAACGCTGTAAGTGCAGTTCTACCTAAACTAAATGCACCATCTTTAGAAACTAATGGAGCAAGTATACCACTGTAGTCAAATTTACCCGTGGGTAAAAATTTTCCAAAAGGAGAAAGAGCTCTTGATTTAAGCAATGATTTACTAAAACCACCTGGACCAAATCCACCACCTAATCCGTATATACCTGCACCTAATATTGCAGCCTTACCTAATGGTGATTTAACAACTTTCTTTACAGCTTTTTTAGCTTTTCTTACAATCTTACCTAGAAAATAACCTTGTCTTGGCTCTTCTAATGTCATGAGACCGCCACCAGCTCGTAATTGTCTTTCCATCATACTTCTTGAAATTGCCATAGTTTGTCCTTTTTATCGCCTTTTTCTCCTATAATCAATAGCTTATGGCATTGGGCCAAAGCCTTGGTTCTCCTGCATATCTATTATATCTACATTACCATATGGTGATTGATCAAATTGATTTGTCGTAGTAATTCCAGTGTTAAGAGCTGTTGGGTTTAAACTCTGTAAATACGATTTTGCAAAAGGTAAATCAGGGCTTACTTGACTTAATAAAGTTTCGTCATCCTCTTCATCTATTACGTTTGGACTTCTCATATTATTAACAAAATCAGCTAACGTTGGTGAATTTTTAAAAGTTCTAAGAGCTCCAGGTATTCCTGTAATTGCTCTACTTGCTAAACCTATAAATGGATTTACAAACCCAAGAGCGGTTGAGAACAAACTACCTAAACCAAACGGCCCTCTTCTAGATCTAAAATTAGCTATGTTTCTTCTCTCTCTTTCACCTAATGCTTCGGCTTGTCTTTGTTCCGCTTTTTGCATAATCTCTTGTTGATTTCTTACTCTTGCATCAAACGCTGATTTAGTTTCACTTGGTCCCCGACCAGAGAAACCTCTTCCTTCCATAGCTCCACCCCCAGCCGCTGTATCTCCACCAGCTGCGCCCGCGCCACCAACATCTCCAAAACTATCTAGTGACATAATTCCTGATGGACCCATGTTAGGCCCTTTAGATAACGATCCGTGTATATCTTTTTTAAGTATTAAATCTTTTTCTGCTTTTGTAATGTATGCAAGTTCTGTTGGTGGTGCATCAGGACTAGACTGCCATTTTCTAGGTGCAACAACTTGTGGTTGTTTACCTAAGTAATTTTCTACTCCACCTTGTACTACTGGTTTTTTTGCCATTATTTTGTTTCTCCAAACAGATCAAGACTAGGCATAATTACCCTAACGTCTTTTCTAATATCTTCTTGAGGAATTCCTTTTGCTTTCCACTCCTCA